CCTCACCGCTGGTGAGTCCGCTCCTGCAATTCCTGATTGTCCTTTCGATGCCATCCTGGCTGCCTACCACGAATCGCTTCCTGTCTGTCCTGCCGTCAAGGTTTTGAATGAAAACCGGAAAAAACACATCCGGGCCAGGTGGCGTGAGCGTGCTGCTGCCGGGAAGTACGCGGACCAAGCTGGCGGAATCGCCTACTTCCGCCGCCTGTTCGGCTACGCGGCGCAGTCGAAATTTTTGACCGGTCAGGTCAATGGCCGGGACCGGTCGCCGTTCTTCGCCGACCTCGAATTTCTGATGCAGCCGTCATCGTTTGCCCGATTGATCGAGGGTAAATATCACCAGCAGGAGGCTGCATGATCGACCTGAAAAACATTCCGGCCGAGCAGCATGTCATCGGCGTGGCGCTGCTCTGGCCTGACTCGGCGGATGGTCTGGAAATCGTCCCGGAAGACTTCGCCAGCGTGTCGCACGCCACCGCTTGGCAGGCGATCCGCTCGATGCTGGATGCTGGTAAGCCGGTCGACGTCATCACCGTTTCCGATACGCTGGAACGTGCCGGCAAGCTCGACACCGTGGGCGGCTTGGACTACCTGACCAGTCTTGCGCAGAACGTCTACTCGTCGGCCAACGTGAAAACCTACGCCGCCCAGGTCAAAGACCGCGCCATCCGTCGCGGGCTGATGGTGGCGTTGAACCAGATCACCGAGGCGCTGCAGTCTGGCGATGTGACCGACATTCTTGCGGATGCGCAGTCGCGGATCATGGCGATAGGCGACCGCGCAGAAACGCGGGAGCCGGTGCGCGCATCGACGCTGGCGGCGAGTCGCATCGACGTGCTGGACGGCATCTTCGCCGGCAACGACGACGGCTTGAGCACTGGTTTGACCGATCTCGACACCATGCTGGGCAAGGTTCGACCGGGCGACATGATGGTCGTCGCTGGCCGACCAGGAATGGGTAAAAGTGCCTTTGCGATGCAGATCGCGGATGCCATGTCCACGGCGGAAAAGCCCGGCCTGTTTTTCTCGTTGGAGATGTCGGCGGGCCAATTGGTCGACCGGCTGATGTCTTCTGCCGGCCGGGTGAATCTGAAGAAATTCCGGACAGCGCAGTTCGATGACCACGACTGGAGTGGTCTGGCTGCAGCAGTCGGAAAACTAGAACAGGTCCACGTCTACATCGACGACCACAGCACGTCGCTCAGTCAGATTCTGGCGACGATGCGGACGTTCAAACGCCGCAATGGCGGGATCGGCCCGGTCGTCATCGACTACATCGGCCTGGTGCAGTCGTCTGGCGACACGCGGGAACAGGAGATCGCAAAGATAACACGCTCGCTGAAGATCGCGGCCAAGCAGCTTGGCTGCCCGGTCATCGCTTTGAGCCAGTTGAATCGAAAGCTCGAAGACCGCGCAGACCGCCGTCCACAACAAGCCGATCTGCGCGAGTCTGGCGCTGTCGAGCAGGACGCTGATTCGATCCTGATGCTCTACCGCGACGAGGTCTACAACCCGGACACGCAGGACAAGGGTGTCTGCGAAATCCTGATCAGAAAGAACCGGCACGGCGAGACTGGGATGGTGCCTTCTGTCTTCCGTGGCGACGTTGTTCGCTTTGAAAACTTCGCCGGCCACTACGAGCCGGCATCTTCCAAACCTACGCGCAGACCGCGCGACAACAACTTGTGAGACACGACATGAAGCTCAACGCATATCAATCCTTGGCGATGCGGACTGCACGCAACGAATCGCAAATCGAACAGATCGGTCACGCCTTCGAGGGCATGGTCGATGAAGTCGGTGAAATCGCCAGCGCGATCAAAAAGCATCGCCGTTACGGGAAGGTTCTTGACCGCCAGAACATGATCGAGGAATGCGGCGATCTGATGTGGTTCGTCTCGCTGATGGCGACTGGCCTGGGCGTGACGCTGGAAGACATCGCCGTCGCCAACATCAACAAGCTGCGCGCTCGTTTCCCGGACGGCTTCACCGAGCACGACGCAAACTTCCGAGATCTGAACGCAGAGGCGGTTGCCATGGTCGGGAACACCTGACATGGCTGGAAACAAAAAGCCGGCCAAGCGCTATCGCCAGAAGGAGGTGATTCGTCCTCTGAACATGCGGAATGCGTGGATGACAGAGGGTGATGTGCATGCCTCCTTGCTTGCGCTAGAGGCTGGCATGGCGACTCAGGAGCATTACTCGATGCTGTGCGCGCACGCTGACATCATTCGACGGATGTTCAAGTCTGGCCCTGAGCGCATCCAGGCTGATGCAATCATCAGGATGATCGGAATCGTCATGTCGCGTGAAGATAACCACATCACGCCGTCAGAAGAGTTGCCGATCCGAGCAGCCATTAAGGTGACATTGCCCGCGTTGATGCGCTCATCCAATCGAGATGTGTTCGATGCAGCGATGGCGATGATGGCTGATCTTGACCGGTTCGGCGGCGTGAGGGCATCTCTGTGAAGCCTGGTGTTCATAACGCCGGCCATCGGTACGGATGCTGGGGATTAAAGCGTGGCGGCAATGACACGGCTTCGATTCCTGCATCTGTGCGCAATGTCTATGCATCAGACCATGTGCTTGAGCGTCGCCAAATCGTAAATCTAGTGACTACGCCATGGCTTGATATCGCATGTGGTCACACGTTGCGCCATAGCGATATGGCCTGCACGGACTGTCCGCATCTTGGCGACGGAAAGAAGACATTCCTTGACCTTCAGGTTGGCGACAAGGCGACGACAAACTTCAGTGGTATCCCGGTTGATGTCGAGATTGTTGGTCGCATGGAAACGAAATACAGCCAGTCTGGCGTGAGCTATCGCGTCACGCCTGCCCCAAGAAACACCACACCGCATACGTACTTTGATGCGGCATGGTTCACACCGAAAGAGTGAAATGGAAACGTGCGAAAGCTGCATTCACAGTGCAACGCCTGATAACAAATACCCATGTTCAGAATGCCATGGAACGACAAACCATTTCATGCGTGATTCCGTGAAACCTGGCACGTTTGAAGCGGGGCCGTTTGGTGGTGGTGACATCTACGCGGCGGATGAACCTATCCCGGATATTCCTGAAGCAGAACCGACGTTCAACAAAAGCGGTTTAAAGTACCTGCGAAAAGCGGTGTGCCTTGTCGATGGGGCGCTCGACGTGTACGCGGTTCTGGACGCGTTTTCCGTCACCTGTCCTGCTCGTCAGCACGCGATCAAGAAACTGCTGTGCTCCGGACTGCGCGGGAAGGGTGACGTGCTTCAAGATCTGCAAGAGGCTGGCGACGCCGTTGCGCGTGCCATCCAGATGCAGACGGCGCGTGCATCCAACCAGCATGAAGGCGCGCGCAAGTGACTGTCATCACCATCGCCAGAACCAACCAGGAACTGCCGCCAGAGAGCGTTCTGGAACAGGTTCGCGGATTCCTGTTCGGCGTCATCGACGGCGCGCACAAGGACGACAAGCGCGCATGGCGTCGCATGTGGAAGCGCTTCATTGCGCTTGGTCCTGGCGAGATGGCAGTTCTGGAGATGGTGTTTCCGCGTTCCGGTCCGTTCCATCGTCGGCACATGAAGATCGAGCAGTCGGTGTTCGATGCGCAGGACAAGTTCACCGACTTCGAGCAATTCCGCTACTGGCTGAAGGTCGGCGCTGCCTGGGTGATCTGGGCTGCCGGCCCGAAGGGTGGCGTCGTTCCGATCCCGAAGTCGATCAGTTACGCCAAGGCCGACGAGGAAGAGTTTCACCGGTACCACGATCAAGTGATCGACTTCTTGCGCGGCCCGCACGCGGCGCATTACCTCTGGAAGCACCTGGAAGACCCGAGCGAAATGATGGAAACAATTCTGATGGGGTTCGGGGAATGAGCACGTCAGCAGAAAAGCGCCATCTAGACCGAGTTGCACGTCTCGGCTGTGTGCTGTGCAGGCACCTTGGTTATGGCGTGACGCCGGCAGAGGTGCATCACCCGCGCTTCTCTGAAGGCATGGCGCAGCGGGCCAGTCATTGGCTTGCAATCGGTCTGTGCCCGGAGCATCACCGTGGAGCGACCGGCCTGCACGGACTCGGTACCAGGGAGTTTGAGCGCCGTTACAAACTGAGCGAGCCGATCCTGCTCGCCATGACCATTGAAGCGCTGGAACGTGAGTGAACCCGCCCGTCCTACTCCCGCCACCACAGAGTTCACGGACCTCTTTGGCATGCGCGACGTGCGGGGAGCCGATATCTTCAGCCAGCCCGATCATATTCCTGATGCACAACGGACTCGGCAGGAAGATGTCAGCGAAGGTCTGTTGGAACTGCGCAGAGATTCACTTGGAGAACCCGCAGCTTCTGGAAGTGCAATTCCAGATCATGTTGAGTCGGTAGATTGCGCGCTATGCACATCGGAATCAAACGTCTATTCGGAAAGATTCTGCTGTCAGGAACGGCTTCGCATTTCTCTTTGCGCGTTCCCTACCTACATAGCGGCGCGCGAGATATTGATCACCAGAAACTTACAAGCAAGGCAGTCGTTGGTCATGAAATTCGAGGCGCTGCATGGCCCGGATCAAGCGGAAAAATTGAAGTCTTTGGTTTCATCAATGTGGTCAAAGCGCGGGGGTGGCAACGGTGAAATATTTGAAGATTGACGGAGTTGACGGTGATTATTTCGAATGCACTCCATATCGCGGGACGTTCTCTGTCGATGCCTGCGCGAAAAACTGGCGAAGTGCTCGCGGCACCGTAGAGAACTGCAATCGCATACTCTGCCGTGAGTGCGATATCGGCGCGCTACATGCTGGTGCTCTCCCTGTGCGCGAGGTGGCGCGTCATATGTGCGCCAGATGCGGCAGAACAGATCAGCGCTTGATACGCGGTGCGATCTGCGTCTCTTGCTACAACCGAGAGCGTGAGTTGCTTATCGGCATGAATGCGAAGGGGTCATATCCGACGCACGCCAAACGCCTGCACTCAGTCGACTATGACGTGCAGGGAGGTGGACACGCGCACCTTGACCGGTTTTGTTCGCCAGTAGAGGCGGCTGTCCTGGCCTTTCGATCCTGTAGTGGAAAAGCAGTCCGAATGCTGACCAGTAACTTCCTGCTTGCCGGGTCCATGAAGCGCCAGCACAAGATCTTCGTCACTGGTCTTCTTACGCATGCTGCACCTGTTCAGTTGAGGTTGTTCTGAATGCGGATATATCAGTTGGTAGACCATATGTGCCGTCATTGCGGTGTCGGGCGCATCCTGTCATTTGTCGAGTCAGATGCCGGTCTTGTCACCCCGGCAAAGCCGAGGCCGACGAAGGAATCCTCAACGCTGGATTTCATTGGATTTTCCAATGATAAGCCAAAGCAAGAACCGCTTCCGGTTACTGGATATCGCTGCTCGAACTGTGGGCATGAGACTGGAAAGCTCAAAGAACTGTGCTTCTGTGGTCACCACTATCCGTCCGGTGCCAGCAGCCGCGTTCGCTGTGTTCCAAACCCTGAAAAAACACCGGAATTCCCGCATGAAGTCGTCCTCATGCAAGAGCTTGTTCAATCGTGACGCCACACTGGAGTGATATGGAAACCGCAGAAAAGCAATCTGAGTCGTTGAGCACACGCTATGCGAGCGTTGACAGCCTGATCCCGTACATCAGAAATGCGCGGACGCACGACAGCAAGAATGTCGCCCTAATCGCAGGAAGCATTTCAGAGTTTGGATTCACGAACCCAGTCCTTGCGGACGAGAAAGGGATTGTTGCTGGTCACGGTCGAGTCCTTGGCGCGCAGAAGCTTTACGCTTCCGGTGTCCCGATCAAATTGCCAAATGGCGACCAGATTCCGTTTGGCACTGTTCCGGTCGTTGATTGCTCTGGATGGAGCGACACAAAGCGCCGCGCGTACATCCTGGCCGACAACCAGATCGCGCTGGCGAGCGGATGGGACGATGAACTGCTGAAGGTCGAACTGGCTGATTTGAAGTTGGAAGGCTTTGACCTGGATCTGCTTGGCTTCGGCGATATGCTGACCGACTTGCTTGATCCAGACCTCACCAATCCAGAGAAAGACCCTGACGCAGCGCCTGACATCCCGGTCGATCCGTATTCGAAGATTGGCGACATCTGGGTGTGCGGTCCACACCGTGTTCGCTGCGGGTCATCCACCGACATGGGGGATTGGACCGCGCTGATGGGCACTGAGCTTGCTGATATCCAGGTTTGCGATCCGCCTTACAACGTCGCCTACGAGTCGAAGCTGGCGGGAAAAATCAAGAACGACGACATGAAGGACGGCGAGTTCTACCAGTTCTTGCTCGACTTTTATACCTGCTCGTTTGCGGTGATGAAGCCGGGCGCTGCGATGTACGTCGCGCACGCCGACAGCGAAGGGGCCAACTTCCGGGGCGCGCTGAAGAAGGCGGGTTTTCACTTGAAGTCCTGTCTGATGTGGGTCAAGAACGCGCTTGTTCTCGGGCGCGGCGACTTCCACTACCGCCATGAGCCAATCCTGTACGCAACCAAGCCGGGAGCCACCCGCGCATGGTTCGGCGGGCGCAAGCAAACAACGGTCCAATCCTACGGCGACACGCCGCCCATACAGCGCATGGAAGATGGCCGTTACGCCATCGTCTCTGAAGATTCGATCTACTACCTCAACGCTGACGCTGTTGTCGAGGAAGCGCCGTCTACGCTGCTGCACGTTCCCAAGCCGAAGCGGTCAGCAATGCATCCAACCATGAAGCCGGTCGCCTTGTGGGAGCGCCTGGCAAAGAACAACGCCAGGGCGAACGACATCATCATCGACGGCTTCGGCGGATCTGGCACCACCATGATTGCCGCCGAGCGTCTTGGCATGTGCGCCAGGCTGATGGAGTTCGATCCGAAGTTTTGCGACGTCATTGCTGTGCGCTACTTCATGTACACCGGTCGCGTTCCAGTTCATGCCGAGACTGGCGAGCCGTTCCCGCAGTCGGTGATCGATGCTCTGACGTCGAAGTGGAATGGTGCATAAAGACAAACAAAACTGTTATGAATGCACATAAATCAAGTATCATTGGCTGCACTAAAACCACTAAATCAAAGCCATGAATCTTTCCGACATCCATAACGCCATCGCCGGGGAGTTGATCGACCCTGACGCGCCCGAGTTCTTCGCGCTGGCGTCATCTGACATGATCGACGGCATCATGGGTCAGTACCGTGATATGCGGTCCCGCATCGAGGCGATTGCGAGGCAGTTCGCCGGCCCGAATGGCGCGGCGGTGCATTACTTCCTCGCGGCCGCACGGTCGAATGATCGGCACTTCTCTCCGCCTGCTGTACTGTTCGATGAAAAGGCCGCGATATCGGCGCTTGATGCGGAAAGCTGGAGCAAGACTATCCAGTTGACCGACGTGATCGACTCGATGCCACAGGCTCGGCGCGACGAATGGCACGCCTCAATCCGCGACATGACCTGTCCAGAGTTTACGGAAGATACGGTACGCGCAACGATTGAGACCCTGCTCGCCAGCCGGTCGAAGTTCTTTGCCGAGCGGGTAGACGGCATCTTCCGCAACCTGTCCGGCGAGCACATCACCAACAGCCCGGCCGGGTTCGGAAAGCGGATGATCCTGAACTACGTTCTGAACGACTACTACAGCGTGCAGCACGGCAAGGCAGGCTATATCAACGATCTGCGCTGCGTGATTGCGAAGTTCATGGGCCGCGACGAGCCGAAGTGGGGCGTCAGCGCCAACATGATCGAGACGCTGAAGCACCGCTGGGGTGAATGGGTGACGGTGGACGGCGGCGCGGTTCGCATCCGGCTCTACAAGAAGGGCACGGCGCACTTGGAGGTTCACCCGGACATGGCATGGCGCTTGAACAGCGTCCTGTCCAGCATGTACCCGGCTGCCATCCCGGAGGAATTCCGCCGCAAGCCGAAGCGGGAGAAGCGCGCCAAGGAATACCAGATGATCCAACGCCCGCTGCCGTTCGCAGTGTTGGAGGTTCTGAGCGGAATGTCGCAGGCGGTTGAAATGGTCGCGCAACCTGGAAACTGGCGCGAACAATTCAGACGCGTCCCAATACCGAACGCCATGCAGTTCTCTTACGCAAGTGCAAGCGACAGCAAGCCGGCACGCCATGAGGCAGAGAAGGTGCTGGAAGCCATCGGCGGTACGAAGACGCAGAAAGGCTACTTCCAGTTCGACTACGAGCCGCGCGATGTCATCCGCGATATCGTCGCGTCAGGCTGCATTCCAGACCAAAAGGCGCACCAGTATTACCCAACGCCGGAGCGGCTTGCGCGCATCGCGGTTGAAGCGGCACAGATCGGCCCGGATGATTCTTGCTTGGAGCCAAGCGCCGGCATCGGTGGGCTGGCCGACTTGATGCCAATGGACCGCACTGTCTGCGTCGAGGTGTCTGATCTGCATTGCAAGGTTTTGAAGTCAAAAGGCCACACGGTGGATTGCTCCGACTTCATCCAGTGGGCGAAGGAAACCGGTGCGATGTTCGACCGAGTCGTTATGAATCCTCCGTTCAGCGAGGGCAGGGCGCAGGCGCACGTCGAAGCTGCCGCAAACCGGGTCAAGCCGGGCGGCAGACTGGTGGCGATCCTGCCGGCCAGCATGCGCAACAAGTTCACCTTGCCTGGATTCGATGTTTCCTGGAGCGCGCAGTTCGACAACGAGTTTGCCGGTGCGAGCGTGTCGGTTTCAATCATGGAGGCAAGGAAAGCATGACCCAAGACATGAGCCGAGACGACATCCAGGACGAATTCGACAAGTTCTTCGAGTTCGATGACCCGGCAAACAAAACCGTCGTCACTTCCGTGTCCTGCCGACTGTTCGCCGACCACGTAGCCAGGCGCGCTGTCGCCAAGGCGGTTCGTCGTGTTGTTGACGAGTGGCAGAAGCCTTGGTGTGCATCTCGCGGATTGAACTTCATTAACCGACTGCGCGAGATGGCATCTGAAGCAGATGAGCGTGCCAAGTGGTGATCCAATGAGCGAGGTCTGCACACAATGCGACGAGACCGTGGATTTCTCCGATGTCGCATACATGGGTCCGTCTGACCGGACGTCCACGGAGTGCAGCCCGTTTCAGGAGTTCATCGTGATCTGCAGAAAATGCGATGCCGTCCTGCGCAACGTTGAGAGCGAGGCTGGCGATGACTGAACTCGCGCTGTTCGCATCAGCATTCGCTGTCGTCGCGCTCCTGGTCTTCCAGCAGCAGAACGTCCATGGCCGGCACTACCTCCTTGCCGCACTCACCAGCGTCGCCATCGGTGCTGTCCAGATCGTGCTCTGGCGCTTGATACCGTCTGCGTCCTGGTCTGAGATTGCAGCAACCCTGGCTGGCGGTCCGACCGGCGTGCTGTTCTCCATGTGGGTTCATCCACGGCTTGTGAGGGTGCGCTGATGGCATACACGGACGAACAGTGGCGCGTTGCTCGGTCATTCTTTGAGGCTGGCCTGTCTTTGGCGGATATCACTGCCAGGGATGAAGTGGCGATCAAGGATAGAAGCTCGATCAGCAAGAAGGCGAAGGCAGAAGGCTGGAAGAAGGGCGGCGAAATTCAACAGCTTGTTGAAAAAAAAGTTGAGTCGGTTCAAAGGGTTGAGGCAATAAAGGCCGAAATTCAACAGAAAGATTCAACAGATCAGCGAGTAATCAACACCCTGGCCGACGAGCGGACAAAGCTAGAAGCGTTCTTTCGGAACTCGAATGTTCTCATTGCGAAGACGGTATCGACCAAGGTTCAGCGCGACGGCGTGAACGCCGGCTATGCCGAACTGAATGCGGCGGCGACTGCAATTGCCAAGACGCAGGAGTCGGTGCTTGGGAAGTCTCCCGACACCATCATCAACAACACGGTTCAGACAAGCGTCCAGATTGATCGTTCTCCGGAACGCGTGAGGTCGATGCGTGACGTGCTCGATGCAGCACTCTGAGCAAGAACTGCTGGATCTGCAGTATGTGAGGTTGTTGACGGAGTTCGATTACTTCGTCCGCTTCTTCTTCAAGGCTCAGTACAACAAGAGCTTCATGCTGGAGCCGTATCACGCGCAGTTGTTCGATGCGCTGGTACGGGTGGCGCGCGGAGAGACGCGGCGGTTGATCATCAACATTCCGCCTCGTTACGCGAAGGCAATTGACTCTGACACGCCAATGTGGACACCAGAAGGATGGGTTCGTGCTGGTGATGTGCGTGTTGGTGGAAGTCTTCTCGGAAGTGATGGGCGCTGGACGGCCGTGCTTGGTGTTTATCCGCAAGGGGTAAAGCCAGCCTATAAGGTTTCATTCTCGGATGGCGCATCGCTTGTTGCTTGCGGTGAGCACTTGTGGTCTGCCAGGTTACGAGACAAATCGTCAGATCGTTCATGGACGGCTCCATGGCAGATCAAGAAAACAGACGAATTGGCTGCAGATCTGTTTGAGGCTGATGGTCGTAAAAAGTGGCGCATTCCCGTTCTTGCTGACGGGAATGATTGCGATATTTCACTGCCAATTGACCCGTATCTATTTGGGTTGTGGCTTGGTGACGGTCATTCGCACTATGCCGCGATAACAACGATGGACAAGGAAATAATCGACTGTTTTTCTGGCTTCGAACCGAAACCTCACAAGCATCAATCCTCTGGACGGGCAACAACTTACGGGATCAGGAAAGGTTTCGGTCGCGCGCTATTGGATCTTGGTGTTCTGAAAAACAAGCACATACCTGATGTGTATTTCCGGTCAAGCCATCGCCAGCGACTCGCGCTACTTCAAGGTATCTCCGATACGGACGGAACGGTAAACAAGAAGAATGGAGAGCAGTCGGTTAGCTTTTCAAGTAAAAGGCTTTCAGACGATCTCCATTTTTTGATTAATAGTCTTGGCGGTACTTGGCGGTGCAACGAGAGCCAGCCGGAATGTGGCAGGCGGGCCTATAAAACGTCCATCTCTTTGGCAAACGGGGATGTTGCGTTTCGACTCAAGCGCAAGCTGGACCTTGTGCGTGGACGCAGTGAGCGCAACAGCCCGCGCAGGTTTGTTGCTGATATTTCTCCGGTCGAATCGCGTGAAATGGTTTGCTTCTCCGTTGAAGCTCCGGACCACCTATTCTGCGCTGGGCGCGACCTTGTGGTGACGCACAACACTGAAATTGCCGTCAAGATGTTCATCGCCTGGTGCCTGGCGAACAACGCGGCGGCGAAGTTTATCCACCTGTCCTATTCGGACGACCTGGCTCTGGACAATTCGAGCGCGATCCGGGATCTGGTCAAGTCTGCCGAGTATCAGAAGTTCTTCCCGATGGCGTTGCGCGCAGACTCGGACAGTAAAAAGAAATGGTTTACTGAGGCGCGCGGCGGCTTGTATGCGACTGCAGCAGGCGGTGCGATTACCGGTTTCGGTGCTGGCGGAATGGGCCGGCGTCGAGTTGGAACTGGAAGCCCGGCAGATGGATTTGCAGGCGCGATCATCATTGATGACCCGTTGAAGCCGGATGATGCTTTCTCGGACACGATGCGCGACCGGATCAACCGCCGCTTCACGAACACGATTGCCAGTCGGACGAACTCGCCCGAGACGCCAATCATCGTCATCATGCAGCGCTTGCATGAAAACGACATGACTGGCTTCTTGCTGAACGGTGGCAGCGGAGAGGAATGGGAGCATCTATGCCTGTCCGCGATCACTGAAACTGGCGAGGCGCTTTGGCCCGAGAAGCACTCGATTGAAATGCTGCGCCAGATGGAAATGGCCGACCCGTACACGTTCGCCGGCCAGTACATGCAGCGCCCGTCTCCGTTGGCTGGTGGCATCTTCAAGCCGGACAACATCCAGATCGTCGGGGCAATTCCTGCAGGCCCGATTGATTGGGTGCGCGGCTGGGACTTCGCCTCAACAACAACCGGCGACTGGTCTGCTGGGCCGAAGCTTGGCCTGCTTCCGGATGGGCGGTTGATCATCGGCGACATGGTTCGCATCCGCGTTGGTCCTGATGAACGGGATGCTGCGCTGGTTAATACAGCGGCTCGGGACGGCGACACATGCCGCATCTCAATTCCACAAGACCCTGGACAGGCTGGTGTGACTCAGATCAAGTATCTGGTGCGCAAGCTGGCCGGTTACACGGTCAAAACGTCTCCGGAGACTGGCAGCAAGATCACGCGGGCAGAGCCGTTCGCCAGCCAGATCAACGTCGGGAACGTCATGATGCTAAAGGCCGACTGGAACGACGCGCTGATTTCCGAGATGCGAATGTTCCCGAATGGTACCTGGGACGATCAGGTCGATGGTCTGTCTCGCGCATTCATGGAACTGATTGGCAGTTCTCAGGTTGAGATATTCATCCCGAACATCAAGGAGGGGCGCGTCTTGAAGACCATCAATGGCATGCCCGGAAAGACGATCTCACTCGAAACATCGGACACATGCGGTGGTTGCAATTATGAGGCAGACCTTCACTGCACGGAGAGAGTATGCCGCGTAAAGTCAGACGATCCAGCGTGCGATTATTTCGCGCGTCGCGCGTCGTGACGTGAAGATGACATCTCAGGCTTCATATCGACTTGCGCTATACCGTGCCACATCGGTTGCGTGACGACGGTTTCCGTGCCTGGCAGAGAAAACTGACGGATACCACTCCTTAAACCAAGCGCCAGCCTTGGAATGTGGCGCGCTGGCTTCATCGTCTTCAGTCGTGACGCCAACATTTAGCGCATGACTTCACCAGCATTCGATCAGAGCGCTCCGGCCGACGAGCGATACGACGCACAGTCGGAATTGCAAAAAGCCTCCATTTCGCGGGCCGATATCGTCCATTCCGACAATATCCGCCCGATGATTGATCATGTGGCGAATCTCTGGCGTGAGCAGCAAATGCTCAAGGCCAACGTCATTCCGTTCCCATCGAAGAACGCCGGCAAGAAGGGTATGCAGTCGGTCAAGATTGACGACCTTACAATTACCTTACAGGGCGACTACATCGAACGTCCTGGCAATATGTCGTTCGACATGCTGCGCGCGATGGTCGATCAGACTCCGGTTCTCGGTGCGGTGATGCTGACCCGCATCCGCCAGGTCAACGCCTTCTGCAAAGTGCAGGAGTCTGGCGACGGTCCGGGCTTCACGATCAACCACATCGACAAGACACACCAGTTGACCAAGAGCGAGGACGAATCGGTCCAGCTTTTGCAGCGCTTCTTCATTAACTGCGGCTGGGAGTTCAATCCGCGCAAACGGAAAATCCTTGGCCGCGATACGTTCAGCAGCTTCATGGCTAAAGCGGTGCGCGACTCGCTGGTCATGGACTCCTGCGCCATTGAGACGGAATTCAAGCGCGACCGCAGTCTCGGCATTGATGGCCTGTACGCGGTCGATGGCGCGACCATCCGCCTGTGCTCCGAGGAAGGCTACCGGGGCGACGACAAAATCTACGCGCTGCAGGTTATTCAGGGGCAGATCAGGGCTGCCTACTCGCACTACGATCTGGTCTACGAGCCGCGCAACCCGCAGTCGAATGTGCTGACCGCTGGCTATGGCCTGTCCGAGACCGAGCTTCTGGTGCGCGTTGTCACCGGCTTCCTGAACGCCATGACCTTGAACATCCGGGGCTTCTCGGACAACTCCATCCCGCGCGGCGTGCTGCACATGACCGGCAACTATGGCGCGGATGACCTGGCGGCGTTTAAGCGTTACTGGAACTCGATGGTGAAGGGGGTTAACAACTCCTGGACCGTCCCGGTGATGATCTCCAAGGACCAGGAGAGCAAGGCCAGTTTCGAGAACTTCGGCGTCGAATTCAATGAGATGTACTTCTCGAAGTGGATGACCTTCCTGGCTTCGATCATCTGCGCCGTCTACGGCATTGCGCCGGACGAGATCAACTTCGAATCGTTCAGTTCAGGCAAGTCCGCGCTGTCCGGCTCCGATACCGCAGAGCGCCTGGCGGACTCGAAGGACAAGGGCTTGCGCCCGCTGCTGTCCTATTTCGAGAACCTGTTTACCGATTACGTCCTGGGCGACTTTGGCGACAAGTACGTTTTCCGCTGGACCGGGGTTGACGAGGTTGACCAGGAGAAGCGGCACGAACTCAAGAAGGCGATTCTGTCGATCAACGAAATCCGCGCTCAAGAGGGGTACGAAAAGAGCGACGCTGTTTGGGGCGATGCGCCTGCAAACCCGTCGCTGGTCGGTGCGTGGATGAACGACATGCAGCAGCAACAACAGGCCGAGCAAGGCCCGGACACAAGCGGCGAAGAGCAACACCCAGATTACAAGGAAGATGGAGAAGACGGTGCAGAAGAGCAGGACGGTAGCGAACAGAAAGACGAAAACGATGACGATGAGGGAAAGGGCGGCATTGTTGGCGCTGGTAGTGGTTCTGTCGGTTCTGACAATAGCGGTGGGGATCGTGCTGGCGATGACGACAAATCTGGTCTTGCGAAGTCTGGAGACGCATTGGGTGAATCCCTCCTAAAAGCGAACCAGTACGGTGTCGGAATCGATGACGAGGTGTTTTATAGTCACCCAGAATCAGGCGTGACTTCCGGTCGTGTCCGCGCCATTGGCAAGGATGGGATGACCGTAGACGCTGGAGACGGCAAGTTTAGCGGCGTGCTCTGGGATGCGTTCCGTGGTCACAAGAAACGTGCCGAGCGTCAGTACCACGTCGTTGATCGTGGCGAGTCTGGTTCCGTTGTCGAAGACCCGCTGACCGGCAAGCGCCATTTCCTTTCCGGCGAAATGCCAGAAGACGACGAAGACATGGCCGACGAGCGCGAGATTGTGCTGGGCAAACCGCTGGTCAAGTCAGATCCGACCGTGGTTGAGAAAACCGTCTATCTTCCGGCCGAGTCTCCAGCCCCTGTGATCAATGTTGCAGCAACGGACATGCAACCGCTGGTCGATGCCATGCAGAAGGCAATGGCCGACCAGACAAATGCACTTTCTGCTGCGCTCGCCGAGCAAACTGTTCGCATCGATGCTGTCGCGGATGCAGCCAGCAAACCGGACGACATGACCAAGGCGCTGACCGCCATGCTCGCAGAAGAGCGCAAGCCGATGGAAATAAACCTGACGCTGCAGATGCCGGAACAGAAGCCGCGCAGCCAGACCGTTCGCCGCAATCCTGACGGTTCGATGAGTGTTGAGGTGAGCGATGCGTGAGACGAAGGTTTCGACGTTCGCCGTCAATCTGCAGGCGGATGCTGTTGGTTCAAGTCTTGATGACGGGTATCTGCACGTCTACGGGGATGCGAAGCCAGCATCTTGCGACATAGCGCCGGCGGACATTCCGCTCGCAACGCTTCGGTTCGGATTACCGGCATTCAATCCTGCTGTCAACGGTGTGATTCTATCGCTCCCGTTGACTCCGGATACAAACACATCAGGCGGCAAAGATGCTGTCTGGTTCCGCGCGTCAACCGTTTCCGGAGATTCTGTTTTTGATGGAACTGTCGGACTGACCGGTGGCGACGAAGGAAATTTGAATATCAACGAATCACTCACGGTGCAGCCCGGTGGAGAGCTTCATATTGGCTCTGTCGCCTACCGTGTTGTCTCACCATGAGGGAAGCCATGCAGGAAGAAGGACAATCCGAATCGTGCGAAGACGCTCATACATGGAGCGGACCCGATCGTCGCGCCTCAAGCAAGGCATGCGAAAAGCTAGAGGCGCTTGAGCATCGTGTCGACAAGTGCAAGCAGACTTTTGAGCTTGATATCGGGCGCATTCAGGAGTCAGTCACATCTGTGAAGATTGAAGTTCATGGTCTGCGCGCAGACGTCCACAAGATGACCGAGTCAATCGGATCTATCAATACGTCGCTCGAGACGATTGCCAACACAATGACCAAGATGACCGACTTCCCAGACACTTGGGCAAAGATTCAGGGATTCTGGGCTGTCATGCGATGGGTGCGCGATAACTTCATCCCGATTGCGGCCGTACTCGGAGCGATTGGATACGGTGTGTATGCGCTTGGGAAAAGCATGGGGGTGACAATCTGATGACGCATCTTGTCATCGGGTTTTCTCGATCAAACACGATCATTGGTCGAATGATCGAGTGGTTGACACGCGGGCGCTGGTCGCACTGCATGCTGATGCACCCTGGCATGAATCGCCGCTATATCGAGTCATCCGGCATAGCAGAACCGTCTGGTGTTTATGTGCGCGAGGTCGATGCCTACATAGCGCGCGGCGATTGGGATTTCAGAATGATTCCGCATCCTGATCCGGTGGCTGTTTGGTCGGCTGCGTTTAGCCAGATCGGCAAACCCTATGACTGGATGTACCTATTCGGCTGGGTATTCAGGCGCAACTGGCAGCACAAAGAAAAATGGGTCTGCCATGAGTTGATTGCATGGGCCGCACAGGAAACGGGGCATCCAATCATTGATATGAATGATTCTCACTGGCTGACGCCGCAGCATCTCTACCTGATTTCAAAACCACTTGAATGACTATGACCATATAAGGGCTGACCATGTCGACACCGATGATCTACACCACCAAAGGAAACCTCCCGATCAGCGACTTGGCCTACGCCACACGCTGGGAAGTGACCGACGAATACACCAAGTTGGTAGAGACCTACTCGCTGGGTGATGAAGTTGTGCGTGAGTCTGCGCACGTTTTGACCAAGCGCGGGCTGACCGCTGAACCTATCACCCAATCTTTGAATTAAGGAGCCATCATGGCGAATTCACAAGGCATTACCGGCGCTGCCAAACAGGCAGCTCTCGCAGCCATCGTCAACGGCAAGACCCTCAAAGGCTCGCTGTATCTGGCCTCGGCAACCACTGGCCCGACCAACGCGGCGTACACCGCCACTGGCGAAGTCTCCGGTACTGGCTACACCGCAACCGGCGCGTCCGTCACCAATGCGAACAGTGCCGGCTTGACTGGCACTACAGCTTACTGGACTCCTTCGGCGTCTATCGCCTGGACCACCGTCACCTTGGCAACCGCGTTCGATGCCGTGATGATCTACTCCACCACTGACTCGGATCGCTCCATCGGCGTGTTCACCTTCGGTAGCCAGACCATCACGGCGGGTAACTTCACGCTGACGATGCCTACCAACGACAGCACGACCGGCTTGGTTCGGTTCGCATAATCATGACCACACTACTTGAAGAACTCACCTCCGGCCCGCTGGCCGAAGAACTCGCTCCGCACATCGCCGTCGGAGCAGACGGCGTAGTTGCGGCAATCCTCAACCGCAAAGACATTCCAGCAAAAGGCAAAGTCGCAAGTCATGACATTCGCCAGTATCTGATGTTGGTGGACCTCCTGATAGCTATCGAAGCCAGCCAGCAGCCTGCTTGCGTTGCAGCTAAACGTGCGCTCGAAGTATTCCCGATCTTCGACCTGAGCAATCCGATGATCCTGGGCAAGTTCACGCAAGTTCTGGATGGTCTGGTCGCTGAAGAACTGATCCCGGATTTCACTGAAACGAACAAGCTGGTGATTCTGAGCCTGGCCGATACGCTGATTTCGCGGGCGGAACAAGCAGGACTCGGCAGCGTGACCATCGAACAAATCGCGCAATCGACAAGGGGATAAACCATGACCACAACCACCCTAGCGCAAGGTACGCGCAGCGCATCAGTTCTCAATCTTGGCACGCTGGCAAGTGCGACTTACGTCATGTCTTCCGCCATTGACCTTGGCGCAGCCATTCCGATTGATGTCACCTTCGAGGTGGAGGCTGACGCCAACGGAACGCCATCAGGCAACAAACAACTGGTGCTGTTCTGCAAGTTCAGCCTTGATAACAGCAATTACGGTTCAGGTCCGGAAAGCGGAACCACGGCAACGGAAGAATCTGATTTGCATTTTCTTGGTGTGTTGCCGATGAACGACACCAACACCCACCGCAAGTTTTTCTCGATCTCAGGATTGCCGACTGCGCGATACCTGAAACTGGTGGTTAAAAATGATCTTGGTGTAGCGTTGACTTCTGGCAACGTCTACCAAGCCAATATCTCGGCGAACTCGGCCTAAATCGTGGCTTCGATAATCCTGCCTCGGAGGTTTACGCAGCAGCCGCAATCGGCTGTTGGCGTAAATTGGAACAATTCACTTACGAAGGGGTTACAACACCTTTTCAACGGTACACATGAGATTGTCAATAACGCAGCGTTATATTCAGCTGCAAACTTTGACCAACCAAGTTTCAAAAAAGATGCCTACTATGGAAATGGTGTCGCTCAAACAATAGATAAGACAAAATTAGCAAAATCAAGATATGCAGCGGGGCAACCATTCACGGTGATGTCTATTGCCACAATCATGAGTAGCAGTGCTACGGCAATAGGTTCTCAGTTCTATGATGGTAATTATGTTTCCGGTATAGATTGCCAAGGTTGGCACTTGCATACAAGGACGGATGTTGGGGTCGCTTATGCTAAATTTCAGTTGTATTATAATAACGTTGGATCAGCCTTATCCGTCGCTATATCGCCCCATACGCTCGGTACGGTAGTGATGGTGATCGGTCGGTTTAACGGCGCGAGTAGTTCAATTCACGCTAGAACAGACAACGGTTCAATCGTATCAACCTCAGGATCACTGACTAATTTAATTCAGGTATCTGAAGCAAATAGATTGATTATTGTTGGTAGAAATGTATCTGGAGAATCCAATTCTGCGGTGCACTTTGCCGCTAACTGGAACAGGGCACTGACTGATTCAGAAATATCTAGATTGATGACTAAAGGTGAGATATTCGGCCTGTATAAAAATAAGAAGCAAGTCATCTATTCCTTCGGATCATCATTCCCCGTTCTCACCTCCCTCGCGGTGAGCAACATCACCAGTAGCGGCGGACGATTGACCGCGAGCGCATAAGCTATGCCGCAAACGCTCTACATCGTCACCTACCCCGCAGGCACCGGCACACCGTCAAATGTGCAAATCGTCGCCGGGCAGGATTCGACAGGTGCAGCGGCATCGTGGGCAGGCAATGCCGCATGGACAGGATCGGGTCAGTATCTAGAAGCTACCGGGTTAAGCGCATCGACTGAGTACGACAGCGCAGCGGTAATCTATGACGGCGCGACGTATTCCAATGTTGTGCAGGTTGTCGGTACTTGGACGACGCTGAGTGGGGCTGCACTTCGCTTTGCACGACCATCTTCCGACATCTCAGCAGGCGCATGGACACCTTCAACCGGCTCAGACCTCTATGACATGCTGGACGAAACGACCGCCAGCGACACCGACTACATCGAGACAACCACGGCAAGCACCTGCGAAGTGGCACTCAACGCAGTCACCGACCCGGCAACGTCATCCGGTCAGGTCATCACGATCCGCGCTCAGTCAGCCAACGGTAATGATCTGGTGGCTACCTTGAAGCAGGGTGCAACGACTATCGCCACCCGCACGTTCACCAGTCTCGGCGCGTCCTGGGCTG